CTGCGTCGCGTCTGGCGTTCTTGTCGGTCGTCTCTGTGAGCTTGGCCTGCTGGGCCTTCAACTGCCGCTCCAGCATCTGGTTGGCGACGATGCCCTTGCAGACCTCCAGAGACTTGCCCGTCTTTTTGCTCATGACCTGAGCCTGCGTCGTGGAGATGAGCTCGTCCAGCGTCTGGCCCTGCTCCTTGGCTAGCTCCTCCAGCCACTGGAGCTGTTCGTCCCGCTTGGCGAGGCTGCCCTTGATGTCGTCATAGTCGGCGTACTTGGTCTTGGCTTCTTCGTACTTTTCCCGTACTCTGTCGTAGTCCATGCCCTTCTGGGCAAGAGTCACGACCTCCTCCCGTGTGACATCCCTCGTCTCGTCCATATACTTGAGAGAGAAGGTGTCGGTCGTCTGCGCTTCGGTCTCCGTCGGCTGGTCTGCTTCCGGCGCCGGTGCGCCCTCGTTCTCTGCCGCGTCCTCCTCAACAGGAAGGTCGGACCAGTCCATATCCTCCCATTCGTCCGGCGCGGTCATAACGGGGTCGTTGTTCATGTGTGCTCCTTTCTCGGCCTATGGTCGGGCCGTGCCCCGCCTATGGTCGGGCGGGACGTTGTATGATAAAAGGTATTCGCTCAAATGCTTTGGGCTATCGCCCGCTGTAGTGCGCCGTTGCCCGCTCCCGGCTCAACTGGGAGCGCTTCGGGCGAGGCCGGCGGGGCCTCCATCCCGGGCTGGGGCATGGGCGGCGCGGCCAGCCTTGCTTTGTATTTGGAAAGCAGCTCCTGCTTCTTGCTCACATAGCCGTCCGGCACACGCTCCAGATAGTCCACTACGTCGATGTGTCCGTTCATGAGGAGGTTGTCCAGCGTCTGCATGCTGGCGATCTCGCTCCAGTATGCGGAAGCGCCCACGTCCAGCTTGATGAACAGCGGGGCGTCCTTCAGCTTGCCGAAGTCGAACTCTGCCGTGATCTTCGTGTCCTCCGGGAGCCCGGCAAAGGCGACGATGCCCTGCGGCATCGCGTCCACAGCGGGCACGTCCACCTCGCGCTTGCCGTAGAAGTGGGCCATGAACTCCATGTAGATCCGGCCAAGGTCCTCGATAGACTGATACAGGTTCTGCTTGGTGATCTCCGACGGGATGCTGGCCGCTCTCTGGAGAGCTACGATGGCCGACGTGTTGTCCGGGCGGGTGTTGCCAAGAGCCGCCGCCGTCGCGCCGGTGAAGCTCTGGGTGTGCTCGATGGCGGAGTTGATGAACTGCGCCACCTGCGGAGATATCTGGGCAGGCTCCAAGATCTTCGCGACGTTCGTCACGTCGCCGTTCACGCCGATCTGTGCGCCGACCTGATTGGTCCACCGCTCCACCCGGTTTCGGTCGTATACCGTTTTGGGGAACGCGCTCATCATGAGGCTCACCATCGTCATGGCGTAGGCCTTGTTCACGAACTGCTGGTTGGGGATCAGGCCCGTGATCAGAGCCTGCCCGTGGTAGCAGTCCCGCACATAGTCCCAGTTGAGCCATGTGATCGGATACAGGCGGACCTTCATGCTGCGTTCCGGCCTCACGACAACGTCCTTCACACACTCCATCGCGTGGATGGCCCGGCTCTTGCGGTCCCGCCACATGTACACCAGCACGGTGCATTTATCGTCCACCAGCGCGTCCATCTTGCTCTGATTCTCGTCCGAGTCGGGCCGGATGCGCTCGATGTCCTCTTTCTTCACGCCGTTGTCCTCGGCGTACTCCTTCACCTCGTCCACCTCACGGCGGCGGGCGATGATGATGTATGGCTGGGTCTGGACGCGCCGGTCGTTGGGGTCGCCGAAAAATACCCGGGTGTTCTCCACCGTCTCCGTCTTGGGGGAGTCGGTCTCGTCATCCCAGTACGTCCACAGGCACCCGTCCCCGTCCACAGCGGCGTCTCTGGCGTAGTCGCGCAAAAGCGTGGTGACGCGGTTTCGCTCGAACAGGGCCGCGAACTCCGCATTGACGATGTCCGTCATGCGCGCCAGCTCCTTGTCGTTCGCAGACGCCTCCAGCGGCGAGGCGTTCATCTTGATGTTATCCGAGGTGATGGACGCCACCTGATGCTGAACGATCTGCTTCAGCATATTGAAAACGGGAGTGGGCAGCCCGTTGGACTGTACCCCCTCCCACTGTTTCCCGATATAGAAGTTCTCGTTCGCCTCCACGTTGTCCACCAGCGATATCTGCTCGTTGAAACGCAGGCCCCTGTCGTATTTCTTGAATACCGCCTCTGGCGTGATCTTCTTACTCATTCATCCACCCCGACCTGTAGTCGTAATTCATGAGGTTGCTGATGCCCTCCTGCAAAAGCCTCTCGCGGTTGGCCGTCTCCCGGGCCGCGTCTTCCGCCGCGTCCATGATGCCCTCCGCCTTCTTGTACATGGCCCACAGGTCGATGGAGCGACGTTCCAGCTCGTACACCCGCCCGTTCATGCGGATCGAGCCGACGCTCAAAAGGATCACCGCGACCGCAAGTGCGGCGATCAGGATATATACGTTCATAGACGCTCCTCCTTATGCGTTTATGTATCCGACAGTCACCTCGCCGCCGGTCATCGTCTCTTCGTAATCGTCCGCGTCGAACTCGTCCCGGTGCTCCGGCTCCTTCGGGAGCGCACCGGGCAAAGACCGGGAGATGCAGAAGTACCGAAGCATGTCCGGCGAGTGCGTGATGTCGTGGGGCTGTTTGGCACAGTCGTTTGGGTTGTTGTCGTCGGCCTGTATGGACTGGATGTCGGAGATCAGGCCCTTGCACCCGCTGAATATCAAAAGACCGGGCTTGCCGTCCGACCTGTCCATCAGGAACTCCTTCACCTGCAGCCAGCCCTGCACCCGGTTGTTGTCCGCCTTTATGATCGGCACCCCGGATACCATGAACAGCTCCGCCATGCTCTTGCCGCTGTCCTTCTGCCTGTTCCACATATCCGGCGGCGCGAAGGTCACAGAGATCCGCTCGTCCTTGCCGGTGTTGTCCAGTATCAGTTGTGCAGCCTGTGATACGTTCTGGTCCGATACGCGCAGCTCCCGGTACATATAGGCCCGGCCCGTCTCGTCCACAGCGAACCAGCCCACCGCCAGCATGTCCAGACCATAGTCGAACGCCCTGTACCGCGCCCAGTGCTTCGGTATCGAAAACGGCTTCACCACGTGCTTCCCGACGCTGAACTCCGGGAAGTAGCTGCCGCTCAGCACGTCCCAGTCGCCGTCGCGGTGAGCGGCCCGGATGTTCTCCGGCAGGCTCGCCAGCATCCGCTTGTACGCTTCGCCGTCCTTGCTGTTCATCAGGGCCAGGTTGTCGTCGACCTTCGCCTGTATGAAATGATAATCAGAAGGGTCCTCGTTCTCCTCCGGGTCCAGAGAGCCGGTCTTGTACTCCTTGTCGATGAACAGCCGCTTCACCCAGCGGTGGCCAACGCCGCCCGGGTTGCACGTCAGGAAAAACTGTTTCGGGATGTCGTTCGCACCACGCAAACAGCCGCCCATGTAACGGAACTCTTCCTCCGTGAACTGGGTGGCCTCGTCCATGAAGATCCAGTCGTACTCCTGACCCTGATACTCCGTCATCGCCGATGTGTAGCTCTGGAAGTGACCGAACTTGATGATCGAACCGTTGATGAAGTACATCTGCTTCTGCTGCACGTTGTAGGTCGCAAGGCCCTGCGTCACCAGCTTCAGCATCGGCTCGATGTGGTTCGACTGCAGCTCAGGATACGTCCGGCGTATGATGAGTATCCGTATCCCCGGCCAGTCTATCGCCGCGCCCACGATCGCCTTGATGCGTATGGCATGGGTCTTGCCGCCACCTCGCGCACCACCATAACAGGTGTACCGCGCCGTGCTGCGATAAAACTCCTCCTGCTTCGGGCTCAGCCCCCCAAGGTCGATCTCCATTTACTTGCCCTTTCTCAGCGGCTTGCCGTCTGCCCCGTTGATCGTGATCTTGATGTCCTGCTTGCCGCTCGTCTCCGTGCGCTGTACGCTGTCCTGGAACCCGCCCCACAGCTTCTGCTTGCTCAGGAAGATCCAGCCAGTCACCTTGTTCGACGCCCCGGACGCGATGTTCTCAACGCAGATCTGGCTGCGGAACTCTACCAGTCGGCTCATGTGCGCCTGATACCCGCGGTCCTCTTCCTGGTCGTACAACCCGTCAAACCAGCGCTCGTGCGTCTTCTTCTGTACGCCCGTTTTCTCGGCAAGCCGATAGTCCGTGGGCACGACCCCGTTCTCCAGATAGTCGTTGATGAGCTCATCGACCGCCTGCGCCAGCTTCTCGGGCGAACACCTCGGCTTGAAACAGCCCTGTGCTTTTCTGGCCATAAAACCACTCCTTTCTTCCCAGAATATTTTAGCGACCCATGAAATCAAAAACCCCTCCGTCACTTTTTCCGGTAGGGGTGGGTCTGGTTATATACTTTGTTGGTGTGTTGGGGAATCGCTATCCACGCTTACGCTCAATATTACCTATAGGCGCGTCGTGAATGGCGCGTCACTTTTTCCGCTACCCCGCCCCCTATCCTTTAGAAGTAGGTATCCAATAAACCGCACTTCCACGCAGGCCGTGGGGGCTATTAGCTCCAGCAGGCCCGGCCCGCCGCGGCTGTCTACTATTCAATGGTATGCACACCAATATGCACAGTTAGTAATAGGTAATTAAACAAAATAATATTTTTGTTGAATTGCGAAAACCGAAAAAAGCTAGTGTTTTCAATGCTTTTCGGCGTTTGTGGTAAAATGAATAAAGAAAAAGAGCCATTGCGGCCCTATCCAATAAATATTTATGCACTGGATCAAGAGCCGCCTCTGGCTCGTGTGTCTGCCGGAGCTCGCCAATACATAAATATTTTTATATAAATATCTTTATGCTCTTTTTTATGGGGTCAACACGTCCCGATTTTATATGTTTTATGGTAGCCAGGGCTTATGTGGTGTCTGTTTATAGCAATCGGCAAGCAAGAACATGGTGTTATAGTGTGTGCTTGTTGGTGGGTTGTTGGTATATAGGAGGGTGTATATATGTATAGGGATAAACGATAGGCAGATATCTTTATTTTTTTATATTTCCCCCGCGACTTGGCTCTCCTCCTGGCTCTCTCACAAAAGGACAAAAATTTTTTGCAAAGGGTATTGACAAGGTACTAACTTAGTGTTATATTGGCATCACAGAGGACAACACGACACGAAAGGAGACAGCGCCATGGG